CTGGGACCAGTGGAAGAAAAACAATCCAGATTGGGATAGAGATTGGTCAGATCCATCAACCTGCCCGAATGCTGCAGAACTTGGTGAAGTTTATGATCGTCTTAAAAAGACACATCCTGGATGGAATGATGTATTGCATAAAGCTTCAAAAGCACCTGGATCTAAAGTTAAACCAATTTAATTAATATGCCTGTTAAAAGAAACACTCCAAAGACACCCGTTCCATTTGGTATGAGTAATCGTCAAATGAAACGCAAAAAACCAATTAATCTTGATATTATGCGGACGATTGAACCGCTAACAGATAATCAAGAACAGTTTTTTAAAGACTACAAGCAAGATCAAAATATTGTTGCATATGGTTGTGCAGGAACAGGTAAAACTTTCATTGCACTCTATAATGCACTTAAAGATGTTCTTGATGAAAGATCTCCCTATGAAAAGATTTACATTGTTCGTTCTCTTGTAGCAACTCGTGAGATTGGATTCCTTCCTGGAGACCACGAGGATAAATCTTCACTGTATCAAATTCCTTACAAGAATATGGTGAAGTATATGTTTGAGATGCCAGACGATGCATCTTTTGAAATGCTTTATGGAAATCTAAAAACTCAGGGAACAATTAGTTTTTGGAGTACTTCTTTTATTCGCGGAACTACTCTGGATAACGCTATCATTATTGTAGATGAATTCCAGAACCTAAACTTCCACGAACTTGATTCTATCATCACTCGTGTTGGAGAAAACTCTAAGATTATGTTCTGTGGGGATGCTACCCAATCAGACTTAGTAAAAACAAATGAGAAGAATGGTATCATTGATTTTATGAGAATTCTTCGTATTATGCCATCATTCAATATTATTGAATTTGGTGCAGAAGATATTGTTCGTTCTGGACTTGTTAAAGAATATATCCTTGCAAAATTGGAATTAAACATATGAGTTTTATTCATCATAATTACCTAGGTGAACTTGAACTAGAAAAGAAAGAACAAAATGGAATTCGTCTCTACAATCTACCAAGTGGGGACTGGGTTCCATCAATTACGTCTGTAACGTCTTTTTACAATCGCCAAATCTTTGTTAAGTGGCGTGAGCGTGTTGGTCTTGAAGAAGCAAACCGCATTACCAAGAGAGCAACTGCAAGGGGAACTGACTTTCACCAAGTCTGTCAGGACTATCTTGAAAATAAAGAATTGAATTGGGATGATTATCAACCCCTAACAAAGTTTATGTTTTATCATCTTAAACCAGAACTTGATAAGATAAATAACATACACGCAATTGAACGTACTCTTTATTCCGAATACCTTGGGCTCGCTGGACGAGTTGATTGTATTGCAGAATACGAAGGAGAACTTGCTGTCATTGATTTCAAAACTTCGGATAAAATCAAACCAGAAGAGTGGATTGAAAACTATTTCGTTCAAGAAATGTTTTATGCCGCTGCTTACTATGAACTTACAGAAATCCCCATCAAAAAATTAATTACTTTAATGGTAACTCCTAGTGGCGAAGTTAAAGTATTTGACAAAAGGAATAAAGGGGATTATATTAAGTTATTAGTACGCTACATTAAAGAATTTGTATCTCACAATCTTAGGTCAGATGGAGAATGAACTAGAAAAGGTATTAGAAAGTAAGTTCTTCTGTCCCTCCAGGTTCGCGCAGGAGATTGAAAAACTTGTGCAAACAAATCCCGATATGAACTATATTGATGCTGTGATTCACTTCTGTGAACAGAACAGCATTGATATTGAATCCGTATCCAAATTAATTTCAAAACCATTGAAAGAAAAAATTAAGTATGAAGCAATGGAACTTAATTTTCTAAAGAGGAGTTCCAGAGCGAAACTACCACTCTGATAAATGATGCCGGTTGATGCCTATAAGTGTTATCTGTCTTTGAAGAATCATTTTACCAAAGACAGTTATGATTACCACAAATACTGTGGTAAAAGTCGTGCAACAGTGCAGTCTTTTTATAAACGTAAAGATCGTTTCTGGTTTGAAAAGATTGCAAGACAAAAAACTGATAAAGAAGTAGAAGAATTTTTCGTATCAAACTTCATCACCTGCACTGATCCAAGTAAGCTTTGGATAGGGGAAATGATGAGAGAAGGTGATGAACGATACACACAATGGAAGAAGAGAACACAATCACTTTCTTATGTCTTTAGAGAAGAGTGTGAAAAACTTTTTGGAGAAAAGAAAGTAGATGAAGTTTTTGATTGCTCTAAAGGACACCCACCTGTTCTTAAAAATTTCCTGAGCGGTAATATAAGTCTAGAAACCCTAGTGATTTATGATAAGATATTCCTGTTCGGGAAAGACTTTGATAAAAAACTCAAAGACCCAGTGTGGGAAACCGTCAGTATGAAAATGAAAAAATATTCTCCCTTCCTACATATAAATGTACCGCGTTATAAGACCATCTTGAAAAAAATTGTTTTAGGAGACCAATGAGTTTTTTTAATTCCGAAGTCGTCCGTGCTGAGATGACTGAGATAAGTGAGTTGCAAGAAGAAGTTTATTCAAACGTCTTCAAGTTTCCTGGAATGATTAAAGAAGAAAAACTTCAACACGTAGAACTTCTGGAACGACTATTAGAAAAACAAAAAGTTCTTTATACAAGACTGAGTTTATCTGATGATCCAGAAGCAGTTGAAATGAAAGAACGTATTACAAGTTCTGCTATTATGATGGGTCTTCCTCCTAAAACTGATATGAATATCATCTTGAACAATATGTCCAAGATGCTTGAAGTAATGAAGCAACAAATTGACAAAACAGGTTCCGACCTGTAGACTAACAAGGTACACAAAAGCCAAATCTGTACAAATACGAGGTAATCTAATGTCCTTTTCAGATCTTAAGAAACAATCTTCTCTTGGTTCGCTGACTGCGAAACTGGTAAAAGAAGTAGAGAAGATGAGCACAACTTCTAGTGGCGCTGATGAGCGTCTCTGGAAACCCGAAATGGATAAGACTGGTAACGGTTATGCTGTTATTCGTTTTCTCCCTGCCCCCGAAGGTGAAGAACTTCCCTGGGCAAAAATGTATTCCCACGCCTTTCAAGGTCCTGGTGGTTGGTACATTGAAAACTCTCTGACCACTGTTGGTCAGAAAGATCCTGTTTCAGAATACAATCGTGAACTCTGGAACAGTGGTTCTGAAGCAAACAAAGAAACTGTGCGTAAGCAGAAGCGTAAACTGTCTTACTACAGCAACATCTATGTCGTGAAGGATCCTGCAAATCCTGCTAACGAAGGTCGTGTCTTCCTGTTTAAGTATGGTAAGAAGATCTTTGATAAGGTTATGGAAGCAATGCAACCTGAGTTTGAAGATGAGACTCCTATCAATCCTTTTGACTTCTGGCAAGGTGCTAACTTCAAACTGAAGTTGGTGAAGAAGGATGGCTACTGGAACTATGATAAGTCTGAGTTTGATCGTGTTGCTCCTCTGCTGGACGATGATGATGCTCTGGAAGCACTTTGGAAGAAGCAGTATTCTCTGACTGCTATCACTGCTCCTGATCAGTTCAAGTCATACGAAGACCTTGATAAGCGTCTGAAGTATGTTCTGGGTCAGAAAGGTACTCCACGTATGTCTTCTGTTGAAGAAGAAACTGAATACGATGAGTATGTTGAAAAGAATGCTGAGAGCAAAGTTGTTGCAGAACTGGAGCAATCCTATGCCCGTTCTAAGTCTCCTTCACTTCCTGTAGTAACTAAGGAAGTTGATGAAGACGAAGATGATGCTCTTGCTTATTTCCAGCGTCTTGCTGAAGATTGATCAAGAATAAAGTTTAATATTATCAGATCTCTTTAGGTCCTCACTAACATACTGTGAGGACCCTTTTTTATATGGCATAATTTCATTCATATCATTAAGAACAATATTCAAGTATTGTGACTTAAGAATATAGATGTTTCTCTTGTCATTCTCTAGTTTTTCTTCGTACTCATAATTTGTAATTGGAACTGCGATGTTTCCACTATCAATTTGTTGATCAATAAAGTAGTCGTAATAACTTACCGAATATGTTGATGGAACTTGTAATCCAGCAGCAACGATGATCACTCCTTGACTATTTTTAACTTCTCTAGTTTCATAGTGATGAACACCAGAATATAAAATATCATAGTTTCCATATTTTTCTAGCATATAGTCATCAAACTGTTGTTGGGGTAATGGCCATTCTGTTTGGATGTTAATAATATTATTGCAGAGTAAGACTAACCAATCTAAACTTGAATCATCATAAACTTCAAAAGCAACATTATCAGGACGATCATTACCTTTGATTTGATACTTAGTGAAGAATGCTAGGTCTTGAAAAATATCTTCTCTAAGTTTTCCTTTCTTGAATAAGTTTTTAAGAGGTGCATAATCTCCAATCTTAGCATCTGGAAGTCTGCTAACATATTCAAAGTCTGGAACTTGGCGGAAGTAGCTAGGCATTTTTAGAATCCAATATCGTTATCTTGATCACCATAATCATCATCAAAGAGTGGTACAAGTTCTTGGAACTGAAGAGTAACTTCATAAGAGGTCATTGATCTTTCTGCTCCGTCATAAGACATATAATTTCCATCAGGAGTGTAATTCACATTACACTGGGTTAATGCACACTCTTTAAATTTATTTAAGTATGGATGTTCTTTATCTGCGGTTAGATATGAAATCGCAAATGTATGTGGTGATTGTAAAAGTAGATATCCACTAGACCTTTTTGGAGTCATTCCTTGTTTAAAATAACGAATAATTTTTTGAACTATTTTTGCTTCAGTTTCACTTCTTGGTGATAATCTAAAACTAAAACTAAATGTTCTAAGTTGTGGTCCATTGAATAAGAGTTCTAGGTTTGGATTTGTAATTGCACCATACTGTCTTTGCATAATTCCACTAGCACCTGTTGCTAGTTCAGTTAATTTTGATGCTCCAAAAGCTTTCAATCCTTCTACATTTGCTTGAGCAGCGTTAGCTGCTGCTTGTCCAGATTCTTCTGCTCCAGTCGTTCCTTTTGTGATTGTAGATTGTGCTATGCCTGCAAATGCCTTTGTTATTTCATCAAGAACATTTCCTTGCCAATCAACCGTATTTGAATCATTAATTCCTCCCGATATTGGAAGAACAATAGTTGTTATGGGAAGTCTATTTCCTACAGTTGGAACATTATTTCCATTTAAAGAAACGGATCTTTGAACTTGTCCTAAATTACTTCTAGTTGCATTTGCTCCAAGATTTAAAAATGATTGTTGATACTTCAACATTGAAAATTTAATACAATCTTGATATTTTAGTTGCAGTTTTTCTGGATAAATTAATAATGGAGTATATTTTTCTTTTGGTCTTTCTTTAACATTTTCTAATTCTTTATCTATTGCTGCTCTGTTTTTTGCAGCATCATCTTCATTTGGATTTATAGTGGCATCGTTGCCATTCTTAATTTGTGCTTTTTGTGTGGGAGAGGCTCCTGCTTTTTGTGCAACAATTTGTGTTGCTCCAGTAACAGATTTGTTTAATGCTCCTCCTGGTTGTAAACTTTTTATTTCTTCTGCTGATAAACCTGTTGAGGTTGTAAGTTTTTTGAGAGGTTTTACACCTGGTTCATACCAAGTTTTTCCTCCATCATAACTTTCTGCATATGAAGCATAATCTTTTCCGGATCTTGTAGTTACTTCTTTTTGTAATGTAATTGAAGATGCTTTGATATTTCCGTTGTCTACATTGCTTTCAAGTTTAACCCTATAATTGGAAGTTTTTCCAGATAATGTGACTGGAAATGGTGTGCTTGGTGGTGGAGAAACAGCACCAGGTTGGTTTCCCTCTTTATAGTTTGTGATAGTCGCCATCAAACCCTCTCCCCATTTAAAAGAGGATTAACCATCTCAGTTTTTTGTAGAGTATGAGACATTTATAAGGGTTTTTATTTATTTAGACGGAATTTTCCATACTGCAGAGCAAGTAATTCATCAAGTTCTTCATACTTTACAACGTGAAGTTGTCCTGCTAGTTCTTCCCAAGTATAGTTTCTTGACTGTCTCCAATGAAAATTAACTGCTTTAAATCCCCATCGTTGAACTTCTGTGCAAGCAATCAATGGGTGTTGGTCATATTCAATGTCTGGAGTCTTTGGATTATAAACAAAGGTATAAAACTTTCCAACTTCAGGTATCCAAGTTTTTTCTGTGAAAAGTTCCATAATCAATAACATAATATCTTCTGGGTCTTTGATATCGCCTCTATCAATCTGTTGTTTAAGTCTTTTAACTCTAGCAGTAGAACCAGATATGTACTGACCGAAACCTTCTGCCATTACTTGATACCTAATTCTTTTTCTGTGATAACAATAAATTCCAGCATTCTATCAGCACACCATTCTTTTGCTGCTTTCCATTTTGCTTGATTAACTGCATAGGTTGTGCATTCGTGAATGTAAGATTTCGTCACTCTACTTTTTTTCTGTGGAGGAACAGTTTGCTTTGCTGGTTTAACTTCAACAACATATGTTTTAATCTGACCAGACTGCTCTTTTACTTTAATAATAAAATCTGGGAAGTATCTACATACTCTTTCCTTTGCTGGATTATAATAAGGAATAAAAAATTCTTCACTTCCCCAAGAAACAATACTTTCATTCAAGTCACACCAATGACAGAAGCGACGTTCCCAACTACTTCTGCAGATGATATTGTTGGGGTCGCCTTTGTATTTCTGTGGATAGGATGGTTTGTATTTGCTCTTGATACTTTCTGCCATTATCCCTAATACATAATATATACGGTCAGAAAGTATTTATAGATGCCCACTCCAAGGTCAGTATCTAATATAAAATCAAAGTTACTTCATCCAGCATTAACTTCTCATTTTGAAGTTTCTGTTACTAAGCCTTCGGGATTAACTGATAGGTATTTGAAAGATAATAATGTGAGATTTGATCAGGAGAAATTAAATCTTTTATGTGCGGAAGCGTCTCTTCCTGGATCAAATTTAGCTACGTTTGAAATTAACAATGATTATACTGGTGTCACAGAAAGACACGTTTATCGAAGAATTTATGATGATAGAATTGATTTAACTTTTTATGTTGATGCCGAAAATTATTTACCAATTCGTTTTTTCGAATCTTGGATTAAGTATGCAGTTGGGGAAAATGTAAATGATTCCAACAATACACCTGTTGGATCAAAAAATCCCAATTATTTTTATAGAGTAAGATATCCAAAACTTTATATTTCTGAAGATGGATTAACAGTTACAAAGTTTGAAAGAACTAATACTACAAATAAAGACGAAAATTATACACCAAAATCTACATTAGAGTATAAATTTGTTAACTGTTTTCCAATATCAATTACATCAATGCCTGTTTCTTATGATACTTCTTCCTTACTTAAATGTACTGTTTCTATGAGTTATATCAGATATTATGTTAATAAAACAACGGATATAAATCAATCAACTGGACCAGTATCTTTCTTCGATAATCCCCAATTTTCTTATGGGACTATTCCAAGTTTACCTGGACTTTCTGGTGCTGGGTTACTTAATACTGGAGGAATTCCCCAATCAGTTGTAAATGCATCAGGAAATACCGTAGATAGGAGAGTTGAAGCAGGACTTCCATATGTTGGTAGAAACATAGGTCCACTCGCTCCATAGCATAATAAATAATCACACTGAACATCTATAGGACATTATGCCTTTACCAAAGATTAGTACACCAACGTATGAAGTTGAATTACCATCAACAGGAGAAACAATTCAATATAGACCGTTTTTAGTTAAAGAAGAAAAAGTATTGGTGATTGCTTTAGAAAGCGAAGATACAAAGCAAATCACTACTGCAATTAAAACAGTCATTAAGAATTGTATTATATCAAAAGGTATCAAAGTTGAAACTCTACCAACGTTTGATATTGAATATTTGTTTTTAAATATTCGTGGTAAATCAGTTGGGGAAGAAATAGACGTAAATGTAATCTGCCCAGATGATGAACAGACTGCAACTACAGTAAGTATCAACCTAGACGATATTAAAGTTCAAAAGAACGAAGAGCATAGTAATAAAATCAAAGTAGATAAAAATATTATGATGGAAATGAAGTATCCATCATTAGACCAGTTTATCAAAAACAATTTTGATTTTAATGATGCAAATGCAATGGATCAATCATTTGAATTGATTGGTTCTTGTATTGATAAAATTTATACTGAAGATGAAGTTTGGTCTACTGCTGACGTAACTAAAAAAGAACTGAATGAATTTTTAGAACAAATGAATTCAGCACAGTTCAAAGAAATTGAAAAGTTCTTTGAAACAATGCCTAAACTTTCTCATAAAATTAAAGTTACAAATCCAAAAACTGGTGTTGAAAGCGAAGTTGTTTTAGAAGGGTTAGCATCTTTTTTCGCATAGCAATGGTCCATATGGACCTTGAAAGTTATTTTCGTCTTAACTTTTCCTTGATGCAGTACCATAAATACTCATTAACGGAGATTGAAAATATGATGCCCTGGGAAAGGGACATTTATGTTGAACTATTAAAACAGCATCTGGAAGAAGAGAAAACGAAACAACAACAAATAAATGGCACCCAATTCTTCTAAAAATCTACCAGCATTGATGCCAACAAAGGCAAAGAATGGGACTGCTTTAGTAAACGAAAAAATTGATGAAAGAATCCTCAGGATGTTAGGTCTTGAAGATGTCTTTGATATTGATTATGATACTTATTCAACTCTTTTGAAAGAGAGGATGGTTGCTGCTAGAATGATAAAGCAGCGTATTCCCACAGAAGAAGTTGAATTAATTACAGATGAATGGAAAAGAATTAAAGGTAAGAAAGGTAGATTTAAAGTAAAGAAAATCACTGCAGCAAGTTTCAAAAAAGGAACTGCTGTAGGTATGAATCTAGGAAAACAAAAACTTCTTGGTGGCATAAAACCATTAGCACTTCCCCCAGCAACAGATAAGATGACTGGGAAAAGTGATATGCAAGAAATTACAGATTTACTTGCAGAAATTATTAAAAGTTTAACACAGCAAAATAAAGATCAAAAGAAAGCAAACGAAAGATCAAGAAAAGAAGCAGAGGATGCTAGAAGAGCACTTGCAGAATCCAGACTTGAAAGTGGATTCAAAAAAGCAATTCAAGTTGCTGAAAAAATTATTGCACCAGTAAAGTCTCTTCTTAAAAGAATCATTGATTTCTTCACTGCCATTTTTATTGGTAGAGCAATTTATAAACTTCTAGATTGGTTTGCTAATAAAGATAATAGAGATAAGATTCAAACTGTCTTTAGATTTTTAGGTGATCACTGGCCAAAACTACTAGCACTTTACATAAGATTTGGAACATCTTTTGGTAAATTTGTTGGTGGACTTTCTAAACTTGTAATCGCAGGAACACTTAAACTTGTACAAGTAGCAGCAAGACTTGTTGGTGCAAAAGGGGTTGCTAGATTTTTAGGCGGTAGAGGTGGAAAATTATTAGGTGCTGGGTTGCAGGTTGCAGCAACTGTTGGAACCACTATGGCTTTAAGTAGTGGTATTGAAAACTTTGGTGGTATTGATGGAAAAGAAAAAGAACCAAAGACACCTGGGTTTGGTGGTGGTGGATTAGCAAACCTTAAAAAGTTATTTGGATTTTTTGGTGGTGGACCGGGATTTGTAAGTGGTCAAAAGGGTGTGGATAAAATCCCCGCAATGTTAAGCGATGGTGAATTTGTAATGTCTCGCGGTGCTGTTCAAAAGTATGGTGTGAATACTTTGGAAGCAATGAATGCTGCAGGCGGCGGAACAAACAGACCAAGAACGATAAGTGGTACAACATATGCTCAAGGTGGAGGACTTGTTGGAAAATCTCCTGATACAAAAGAAAAACCACCCGAAAAAACTTTTAGACCTGATACTTTAAAAGGAACACAGGGGTTTAATGTTGGAAAAGGATTTGCTGCAACTTATCAAGGCAAAGATTCTATTATTGTTAAAAATGCAATGCAGCAAGGGACCAAATATGGAGACTATATTGTAGAACCACAGATTATACTTGGTGGTAAAAAATACTTCGCTCAACAAAAAGGAAATGATATCATCTATTCATCAAATTATGCATCAGGAATGAAAGGTCAGATTGATAAGTATGGTGCAAGAAACAAGTCATATCAAGGAAAAGGTGGTGGATTACTGGGTGGATCTGGATTAAAGAGTCTTAGTAAAAAAGATCTTCCTAAATCAAGAATTATGACTGGTCCTGATGGAAAGATTTTTGTTGGATATCTTACTTTCCAAAATGGTCAACCAGTTTATGAAAGAGCAAAGCAAAGGCAGTCTGGAATTTTAGAAAACATTACAAACTTCTTTGATCCTAAAGGTGCAAAATCAAGAGAAGAAACTTTAAATGCTAGAGCAATTAGA